TAATAGTCTCACTCCAAGTCTTACCAGTTAATGCTTTCCAAAACCCCATCGTATGCTCCTGATCCGTGGTTCTTGGACCACTGTACAATAAACCCAAATGAAAATACACCCGTAATTTTTTCTGGGGGCTAGGGAACCTAGTTGTTGATTACTTGTTGCCCCAATGGAATTATCCCCGAATGAATTTACAATACCAATATTATAGACAGTATTGTGTGCTATGCACCCTCTATATATGGGGGGTGCCCCTTGCTGCGTTGCAGCAATCGTGCCGCAGCGCGGCACAGTAACCCCGAACCTGCTGCATTGCAGCAATCCCTGGGATACACTGGTCTCGGTTCTCGGTTCGATTAATCCCAAATTAATTTGAAATTAATTAAAATAAATCTTGTAGAGCACTTGACTTCTACTTGTAGATGTTTATCTTGTTACTTGTAACAAGCGTTACACTTTAACTAGAAAGGAAATACAATGACTAAACAAAAGACACTAGGTGAGATTGCAGCAATCGAAGCTCAAATCAAATCACTTACAAAAGAGCGTAATGAGTTACGCGAGAAAGCAATCATTAAAGGTTGGGCAATGTGGACATTCACAGTTCGCCAGACAGCGCCATCACTAGCATGGTGGAAGCAACACCGACCTGCAACTTGGGAGAAGTATACAACTGATACCCAAGTGAAAAAGTTCACATTAGTTTAACCAACTGGGGAGCTACGGCTCCCCAACCATTACGAAAGGAAATACAATGGAAACCAAGAAACAAACACTAGGCAACAAGCTGAAGTTCAAACTCGAATGTATGTTCATGATGATGCACGCGGGGCGTAACAAGGAAGCCGCTGCGCTATACGATCAAATGATCGAAGAGTTCGATAAACTAAAATAAACACTTGTAGCCCGACAACAATCGGGCTACAATCAAACTGTTCAATTAGAAAGGAAAGAACAAAATGCCTAGAACATCATTTGGAAAAACCCGCTCACAAGATAAGCCATACGCAATATATGCAAACGACCAAGGTTGGGTATGGAAAATTCTCAAAACCTACAAGCATTCAAGCGCCGAGGTAAACGATCCATACGCTCGATGGTTCGTCGCAGCTACATCACCTATGATGTATGGTGGGGAATATGAGATGGGAGATACCTATGCCCGTGAGATCACACAGTTCGGGCAACTTGTAGACGCCGACCCAGAATGGCGAGACGAATACAAGGTCTAAGCATATCAGCAACGAGCCAGTTGTCTGGCTCGTTCGTGATGCGCTTGGCATCGATTAACCAGAAAGGAAGTACAATGGGAAATAGAGCAACAATAGAAGTAAAAGACAGCATGGGGGATTCGTTCCCGTGCTATGCTTACGTGCATTGGGACGGATCTCCCGACCAAGTGATCGAGGTAGTAGAAAAAGCTGCACCAAGAATGCGCCATAATGATTGTCAATATGCATTGGCTAGATTGATTGGCACGTACCACCAAGAAATAGACGGCGGTTTATCGCTAGGTATAGTTCAACACAAGGAAGAGTTTGATAACGGACACTACGTGGTCGATATGTCAAAAGGTAAGATCACAAACGGAAAAGAACTGATCGCCAAAGATATAGAGTTCGGACGGTTCTAATGTTTCACGCTATCCAGACTTTGATTAGTTGGATCCAGGGCAGACCCACGTCTGCCCTCGAGGATCTACTCGCCGGTATTGCGCTATTCGTTATACTATTCGCCGGAATCTTTTTGCTGTATGGCGCAGCTGTAATGTAACACTAATCCCTGGCCCAGGGTTACAGGGCATTTCCTTTCGAATGCTGTCTGCCTTACCGAGTCAGCCATAGCCCTGGGACCGCAAGGTCGCAGGGCTTTTGAATATAAAAACACAGGGCCGCAGGGCCGCAGAGTCGCAGGAATAAAAATATATTTTACTTGTTGTTTACTTGTGGCCAGTGTATAATCGGACTGTTAACTAGTAAGGAATTAAACATGAAATCAGCTATCATTTACAACGGGCCTAGCTTATTGGATGATAAACCAATTGTAGTTATTGCTACCTATTCGAACCGTAACACGAAGACTGGCAAGGTAGTCCAGACTTATATATTGCGCGAAGATATAAACCCACTTGAAGCGTCGAAGACTGGCGAAGACTATTCTATATGTGGCGATTGCCCCATGCGCGGAGAGATAACGACGGATCCAGAACGCAAGCAAGCAAAGGGTCGCAAGTGTTACGTTAACTTAGGGCAAGGCGTTTTAATTGTTTGGAAAGCATACAAGCGCGGCGTCTATCAAACTGGCGAAGCTTCGGAAATGGGGCGTGGTCGTTTTGTCCGCGTCGGTACATACGGCGACCCCGCCGCCGTTCCGTCTCACGTTTGGGATAACCTTTTATCCGAGTGCGAGACGTGGACGGCATACACTCACCAGAAACCGTGGCGACCAGATATAGCAATGCAATCCGCCGATAGTTACGCGGAAGCAGTTATGCATTGGAAGCAAGGTCGTCGGACGTTCCGAGTTGTCGCGGATCTAGGACAAATCGACAAAGCAAACGAAGCACTTTGTCCTGCATCCAAGGAAGCAGGGCGGCGCGTCCAGTGCACTGCCTGCAAACTATGCAAGGGATCGAGCCTAGCAAAATCAATTGCCATAGTTGAGCACTAAAAACCGGGGAGCTGCGGCTCCCCTTTTCACTTGTCCCAAGGCACAAGCACATATACACTAGGCCGCAGAGCCGCAGGGTCGCAGGGTCGCAGAGATCCGGCGCTCTAACCTGGGCCGCAGGGCGCAGAACAAAGACGCAGGGTTCGTGAACCGCGAACCTTGGGCCGCAGAGATCCCACCCTGTATCAAATCAGCCCCCTGATCACCGTCAAATAAAATTAGATCGCGTTCCTTGAGGCTCTTTACTAAGAAGAAATTTGCCCCACCTCGTGTCCAATATGCTGTATTCCAAGCGACTTGATGAGCAGAGATGTTTACTGCATTGAACTTTGTTACCTTCAACTCACACCAGAACGGCAACCCATCCCAGATGAAATGCACATCAGGAACACCGCCCCCATGCACGTTTTCAATCCGCGTTGCGAAGCACTTCTTCGGTAGGTTCTGTCTTAGTGTGCTCCAGAAGTTCGCTTCCTGACCCTTGCTCATCTGGTGTAATATCCTTGTAGTCTGCATCAATCTGGAATGCTTGCGGATATTGTTTTTGTAGTGCCGCAAGTCTTGCTGTAATCTCATCCCTTGATAGTTGATCAATGGTATTGATTGTCTCTCGTCTGTCGATGGTCAGACCACCCAAAGCAGAGCGGATCTTCTCCGCATTTATAGCAGCAGAGAATTGCCCTGCCTCTTCAGCACCAAGAGATAAAGCATACAATCTTTCAAGTTGACCGATGGTTGTCACACCATACCGTCGCTCTCGTTCTTGCCTCAACTCTTGGACATACTCTACAACGTGGGGATAATCTCTACCGTTTAAAAGTTTCGATGCAAAAACATTTGCTGCATCTACAGAGTACCCTGCAAGTCTAGCACATTCTGCATTAGAGTAGACACCTTCAACTATTTTTTGAGCGAATGTCATCTGCCTGTTGGTAAGCTGACGGTCATGTTCAGCCTCCACTTTTTTCTTTATAGACCCCATTTCTACATCCTGTGTTTTCAACAACCATACTGCAACTAATCAAGGGCATCAAATACATTTCTTAAAATAAAGTGTAATCATTTAGCCCTTTTTGTAATCTACCGTAATCATACTGAGCTATATAAATAAGGTCTTGATTACGCCGTTTACAAAGATTACGCCATTTCAGATTTGAAAAAAAAAAAAAAATAAAATCTCTGGCAAAGCGTATATACTGTAATCAACGTAATCATAATTATTTTCTTGACAGTAGTTTTTCCTACATATAATCTGTAACTATTCAACAACTACGAAAGGAAATAACAATGAACTTAGAAATGAAATCAATCAAGCACTTCGCATCTGGCAGTGAAGAAACATATTGCTACACCGCAGTCGTATATCTAGATGGCAAACCATTTGCTCATGTGAGCAACAATGGTCACGGTGGATCTGACAGTGTACACCATCACGAGAAGTCACCATTGATCAAGGTCAAAGGTGCATGGCGCAAGAAGTATGATGAGATAGAAGAGTACTTTGCATCACTACCTAAAGTTGATGTTGGCAAGTACGAGTGGTCACCCGAAGGGTTTGATCAGAAGTTTGAATACTGGTGCGCGGATCAAGTGTCTAATTTCTTGAGCAAGAAAGACATGAAGAGACTTATGAATAGATGTGTGGTTGCTCAGATCAAAGAGGATGGGGAACTCAGGGTTTGTCAGTGGAATAAACCGAAGGGTAAACCTGACTGGCTTTTGAAAGAGATGATCAAGAAAGAATATTCAGACGCTACCATCCTGAATGATCTTCCCGAAGCGGACGCATTAGATATTTGGAGGACAGTGTAATGCCTAACTGGTGTGAGCAAGAAGTTTATATTCACGGTGAGACGAGCATGGTTACTCATCTTTACTGGGAACTAAAAGAGCGCAAGCGTTTCTGTGATGTGGTCTGTCCGATACCTTTAGAGGTTATCGGACAACCCTTCGACACAGATCCGAAAGTTTTGTGCAAGGGCACATCTCCTCAATATGATTGGAGGTGCAACAAATGGAATACGAAGTGGGAGGTTCAAGATATTCTGATTAAAGAAGAGCTTGTGCATGGTGACGATCACTATCCTATCCCGACATCTTATTTCAGATTTGTGTGCAAGACGGCATGGGATGCACCTATTCCTGTGTGGGAGAAACTGCATCGGTTGGGCATCGAAGTCCAAGCTGAGTACGAGGTCGAAGGTACGGATGTCGTTGGTGAGTTCACGTTGGGTGAGCACCATTGTCGGATGCTCACGGACGAAGAGATCAAGGAACGAGAAGCAAGATGGGAGGAAGAAGATGCATAAGGTTGATCCGATGGAGATTATGTTGAGCGATATCTTTAACAAGGTATTTTATAACAAGGAGCAAGAACCGAGAACCAAGGTTTGCGGAGAGTGTATCGGTGAGGATGAAAGTCCACGTTACAAAGAATGCGATAATTGTGACGGTGATGGTGAGGTGGAGATCGAAGTATTTATGCCTCAGAACTTTGACCGAGACGTAGGTTACATTGACCACCAGAGAGTGGAGTGTGGCGAGTGCTATGGCACTGGATATGTGGAGGTCGAAGATGAGTAAG